TACAATCTCACGCCGGTCGCAGAGACAATTTTCGGCTACCTTGCTGACCGCAAGCACATCTTTATTGCAGACAACGATGATAGTAAAACCGGGGAAAAGGAAGCCTCTAAGGCCTGTCAGTACATCTTAAAAAATAAAGGCCAGGCAGAAGTCTTAATGCCACAGACCAAGGGCGATTATAACGACCACAAGAATGATCTGACTACAGAAGCGCTGGACGGCGAGCTGATTCCGGCGATGAATAAGTTGGACCTGCCAGTTGACTATGAGTTTGCTCGCAGCGCAGCGGGACGCTTTTTAAATACAAAAGATAATGTATCTGGGGTGTTGAAAACACATAGTATTGAGGTGCGCTATAACGTAATTAAAAAGCGCATGGAAATCGAGATCCCAAATACAAAATTTATCGCTGATATGAAAGAGGAAGCGAGTCTTATAGAAGTCGAAGACAGATGTATTAATATGGGCATACCACACGCTAAAGTCAGAGACTATCTCAAGATCTTGGCACGGGAGTATAATCCTGTTAAGGAATGGATCGAAAGCGTACCTTGGGACGGAGTCTCTAGGCTGCAACCATTCTTGGATAGCCTGGTGACGCACGACAGCAGACAGCTCAAAGAAATGCTTATGAAGAAGTGGCTTATCTCATGCTTGGCTGCAGCTTATGAGGATAACGGCGTTGAATTAGAAGGCATATTAGTGCTCCAGGGCGCACAAGGACTTGGTAAGACCTTATGGTTCAAACGCTTATGCGATTATGACCGTGGCTGGCTATTAGAAGGCGCTACACTGAATCCAAGTGATAAAGACTCGGTAAAGCGAGCTGTATCTCATTGGATCGTCGAGCTAGGAGAGATTGAGAGCACCTTTAAGAAGTCAGACATAGATCAGCTCAAGGCCTTTGTAACCGCTAAGACAGATGAGCTTAGATTGCCTTACGACAGAGCATTTACTACCTATCAGAGACGTACGGCTTTCTACGCCAGTGTCAACGCGCGAGAATTTTTGACGGACACGTCTGGAAATCGTAGATTCTGGGTTCTGGCTGTCAAAGACATAGACGTGAATCATGGCGTGGACATGCAGCAGCTCTGGGCCGAGGTCAAGGACACCATGTATATAAAAGGCCAGAAGAATTGGTTTCTATCACCAGATGAGCGCGAACTATTACAAGAAAGCAATGAGATCTATAGGACTCAGTCAAGTGTAGAGGATCTTATCCTGGAACACGTTGACTTTACGACTGATTATCCTAAGCCAGTGCAGATGACCAAGCTGTTGCGCGATTTGGGGATCAAATCCCCGAGGATGCCGGACTTCAAAGAAGCGGCACGTGTTTTACACGAAAAAGGCATAGAAGCGCGCAGGACAAACGGTAAGAAGGTATATGACATTAGCTATACAAAGGTCGAAGACGATGGTTTCACCGACTATAGCTCTAAATTTGGAGACGATTGATGATTGAAATACTACAGGCTGTCATGGCCACAGCATTTACAACGCTAGCTGCATCTATAGTATTATTCGGTATAGCAGTAATCATAAATGACAGGAATAGGTAATGAGCAAATGGCATGGAGGAAAAGGATCACGGCAACGTGACCTGGGCGTTAGCCAGAAGATTTTTGATGCCAACTTTGAGGCGATCTTTGGCGAAGGCCGGAGAAAAAAGCAGGGTGAGGGCGATGATAGAAACAGGGAAGGTACACTGCCAGGTGGTGTAGACAAAGCTATACAAAAGGACACAAAGATATAAATGATTGCAAGTATGTATAGAATAGGGTGGGGTGCAGGGTATAGTAAAAGAGATGCCACCCTGTCGATTATCCTTGTAGCTACGCTGTTTATTACTATAGGTAGTGTTAGGTATATATATATAAAGAATATATTATTAGACATGGTTATAACGCATATAAAAGGGGTTTATGAGGGGTACAGAAATATAGTGTTGGAAGTGCTATACACTACACCCTGTACCCTGTTGAATAAAATATGAGTGAGCTGCGATCAATACAAATTAAGACGAGCGATCAGAAATTTCAGATCCGTGCAGTCTATCTAGCTGTTAAGAATTTCTCTGGAGTGGTTCGCAAAATGAAAGGACAAGATATTATTGGCATCGTTAAATTAGAAGAAGGCAGATACTTGGCCTTCGTTGAGGAATAACATGGCAGAACGTGGCAGACCGAAAAAGAACAAAGCTAACCTGGTTGATACGCCAGATCTATTTGAGAAGAACGAAGAGTATAACTTGACAGAAATGCAAGCAGCATTTGTATGGCATTATACCGAAGGTGCATGTGGCCAGACTGAGGCAGCTCGAAAGGCTGGTTACGAGTTCCCGGCATCGGCGGCCAGTAAGTTCTTGAATGGCAGAGATCATCCGAACATAGTAAAAGCTATTAGAGTAAAGCAGGACGAACTTGCAGAGAAGTATGCGATCACACCACAGAAGACTGGCACGATGTTATGGAAAGTAGCAGAGACAGCCTTCGAGAATAATCAATTTAACGCAGCGGTTTCTGCTATCAAGGAGCTCAATCAACTCGCTGGTTTATCTATCAATCGTAGCCAGAATATCAACATAAATGCCACGCTCGATGGCATGGGAAAGGACGACATCAAGCAGAGATTAGCCAAGCTACTCGGAGCTGATTCAGATGACTATGATCCAAAGGACAGATAATCAAACTAACAAAGTAATGGGCCACTCTTAGAGAATCGTCGTCAAAATCCAGGAAAAATGCCCTGGTGTCAAAAAACAACGCTATATCAATGACTTACGCGCATATATTAATGTATAATTATGTGCACATTCCTACATCTTGTGAGCACAAGGGTAACGACCGCATAGATTGGAGTCCCTAGAACCCCTTTTTTACTAGGGATCGGCGACTAACCGAACCCCATACACCCCTATTTGCTGGCGGCCGCTGACAGTTGTAGTTATAACTAACACGAGTACACCGAATCACTAAAAATACTCATCGATAATTACATGTGCTACAGTTTGCACATGACTATACATCTGTATAAAAAACGCAGCCTCCCAAAAAAATCTGAGCAAAATTTTTTATGAAAAAAAATATCAAGATTAATCTGCCTTTGACGGTACCTACTTCAAAGAACAAAAAATTTATTTTAAATTTGAACAATTACCGAAATGCCTATTTCCGGGTTCTGTCTGTGGCCAAGAAGAACTACACCGATG